TCTTAGAATTTTTGTGCGTGTGCAATATCTCTGTCACGACTTCGTCTAGGCAATGAGAAAACGTCAGTTCACGATCAGGCAACGGTGGCACGACATAAGGGGCTGTCTTGTTCGATTTGATAGGGCCAACACTGATCTTGCGATGTCTATCAAAAAGATAACCTTCTAGATTGGGCAGATCTGAGAGTTCAAGGGCTTTTCGCACTTCTGGCAGCAGATCTTGGCTGTCCAGCAGGTTCCAATCATACATTTTGATCAGAGTCCAGTTCACATACACTATGTCATGCATATTTGAGATCCCTTTCTATGTATTTGAGTACCCGGTCGTGGAACATATCTCGTCTATGGTAGACCAATGCTTCATATATGTCCTGGATGTAAAGATTAGATCCGAAGATTTCACACATTGTTGTCATGATCGTGGCGAGGTCGGAGCCGGGTTGATCAAAGTAATGATATGCATCGCGAACTAGATTGTAATACAGGAAGAGCTGCCGGCGTAGATCGATCTCGATTGGATCTGCATCATGTACATGCTCTGATAATACTGAATTTTCGGAACAAACATAAACCTTGTCGTAATCAACCCAACGGCTGCTGAGTTTTTTCATGGGCACTGGCACCTGTTGATCTTGGAACTTGATCGTCCAGTTGTAACAACAGCTATTGTCAATGATTGAGTTCCGATTGTTTTTGACAGTGGATATATCCAGCAGCATCAACGGAATCTTGCTCTGAAACACTGCAGGTATGGATGATAGGTAAGGGATCCTGTCATCGATCATCCAGATCCTGCCATTATTGCGCTGCACCACTGCAAATTTGGCGTCTCCACCCCAGAAAAAAGTTTGATCGTCGGTAGTCATTTTGTTGTGTTGCTGGTTAGTTTGGTTATGAGTAGACTGAGCGCAGCACTACCAAACACCGCTGTCAATGTACCAATCATTATAAGATCTTTTTGACCAACAAACTGACCAAAGAGGTATATTGGCATGCCAATCAAAAATGCCAATAGGATTCCCCAGAACACCCCTCGTTCGTTTAGTAGAGCCGGCCTAGCCAGGTGCAACATCATTGGCCACCAAACAGTGGCACGCATTACTGCGAAGAACAGAAAGATCGTGAGCAAGGTCATTCCAGGCCAATTAGCAATAATCAGGCCAATGGCGGCCACAGCTATCATGCCCGATCTAGCCCAGGTCACTGTGCTGGGTTCGTCATTTTTATCTCGGAATCTTGACCTGACATCGTGTCCAACGATGGACGACGCCGAACTGAGATGTCCGTCTATCACTGAGACCAAACCCGCAAAGGTCATGAATATCAGAACAATCAAGGTCCAGCTTGGCAATACCGATCCTACTGCTATGATAGCAGTCATACCCACTGCATCCTTGGCGATTTCGAGTCCGGTGCCAGCTGCCAGAAATCCAAGGCTGCCCATCGTCAAAGGAATAAACAGGAATATTAGTGCTCCAAAAATGAATGCTGGAATGATGCTGTTTTGCTTGATACTGAAAGCTCTTTGATAAAAGCTGTTGTCTGCCCAAGGCGCACCAAGATGTCCCAGCACGGTACTCAAACCCATGCCCATGAAAATTCCTAACACGAAATCGTTCCCAAATAGACTGTTGCCCTGGCCGGTGATACCACCCAGGCCTGCAATCACGGAATCGATACCGCCGCCGGCGTTCCAGGCCCATGGCACCAGAATCGCAATACCAATCCACAGTATGGTGATTTTGAAAATTTCAGTCACGACAGAGGCTTTGAGTCCACCCCGTAGCACGTATGCCAATGCCAACAAGGTCAATACCGCACTAGCAGCATGATAACTCATGCCTGTGATAGTTTCAATGGCCTTGCTGCCAGCCAGCACATTGATGGCGACCGCGCAGATTGCTAACACACTGCTTTCAATCAAAAACAACGATTGAACTCGTTCACCAAATTTGTGTTTCACATACCCTGAAAGAGTAAATCCAAGAGGTTGGTTTTCTCGCAAACGCCTTGCGAACCAGGCAAACACTATCAGGGTGAGAAAGTTGCCGATGGTAAACCAAAATAGGCCAGCTATGCCGTTTTGGTAAGCCAGCTGCGCAGATATGAACATGGCCGGTGCCCAGGTCCAGACTGCCGCGATGCTGAGAGCTCCCGAGAGTGTACCAAGTTCTCTCCTGGCCAATAAAAAACTGGTCTTGTCTGTTGCATAGCCGCGCACAAATTTGACAGTCAATGAAAACACGACTACAGCATAGATAGCCAATATCATCCAGCCCACGGATGAATCAAATATGGGAAAAGTGTTCACAATTAGTTCCTTTTGTAGTATACTGTTAGATTAATTATAATTGTTTTTCTATCACGAAAAAAAATCCAGACCCAAGGACTGGCTGAATTTTTTGCACGGAGCATCTGGATGGTAAGTAGCATTGATTTGCATAATAAAATGAGCAAACTTTTCAACAGTCATTGGCCCATAGTCCTGGCCGGCATGAATCTTGGTAGTGATAAAAAACTGGCTCTCGCTGTGCATGAAGCAGGCGGATTTCCCAGTTTGTCTGTTAACCCCGCCTTTAATCATACAAGACCCTTGCGCAACAGTCCACTCCCTTTCCGTGAAATTGATTTTGATCCTATGTATTTTGGACTCATGGATTTTATCAAATCCAAAGGCGACAGCGATTGCGTGGTGCCTATATCCGCCAAATATGTTTTGTATCCGGAATTCTTGAAAATGGCCAAGGATCTTAGGATCAGTCATTGGGACATCTTCCCAAGATGGGAAGGTGATCAGATATGTGCTAGTCAGCTTTTGGAAGATCCGATGATATTCCAGGGGATCAAATATCTACGATCATTCAGTCATGTTATCGGAAGGCTCTTGAAACCAAGTTCTACTGAAAAAATAAAGGTGTTGAGTGCAGTGAGCCTCAAAGGTTCAGACAGTGCTGGAGGGCAAGGTGAATTACCGGTGCATGAATTTTTTGCCGAACAGATCAAATTTACCACCAACACCATTCCTCATGGCGGAATAGGAACTCCTCAACAGGTCAGAGATTACATTGACGCCGGTGCTCCTGCAGTGGCAGTGGGTACTTTGTTTGCTGCCTGTGTAGAAAGCCCATTGACTATGGCTGTAAAACAAAAAATGGTTGAAGCACAATCGGTACAACAAATTGGCGATCGTGCAGGGATACACAAAATCAAACAAAATGCTCTGGTATTCGACGACGACAGTGTGATGGATGAGTTCGACGATGCCAATCATTCTCGGGCTTTGTACACAGGAATACACAGCGATGGCGAGCAGGGTCTGATCATGGCAGGCCCTTCAATCAAATATGTAGATCGTATCCGCACAGCGAAAGAAACTATGGAATACCTTACCAGCGAACTATCTCGCTAGATATAATATGTCAACCTTATACCCTGTCCTGGAACGAAAATCAACCAGCCATCACACGGCTCACTGCGGTCATCACGGCCGAGATACGCCCAATGTCGCGAAGTTGCTCCACAGTGTAACCTTCTGCCTTCAAGGTGTCGTAGTGTGCTTTCACACAGAAATGGCACCGGCCTACGATACTAGCAGCCAAACTATAGGCTTCGAAACGAGCCTTAGTAGTCCCACCATGCGTGGCGATGGCATTCATCCTGAGTTGCGCAGGCAGTCCTTGTAGATTGGCATCTTCTGCCATTTCCACATAGGGATACCACACATTGTTCATGGCCATCAAACTTGCGGCAGTGATCGCGGCCTCAGCTTCCTTCTGATCCGCCAGCTGGCTCTGGATCCAGATCCATAGCTTGGTATTGCCCGTGGCGAACACGGCAGCCAAGGCCACTGCTTCGGCTTCTTCTGCCGCCAAGGTACTGCGCTTGACCACTGCATCGATGTTCAAGCGAGTATCTTTGGCGTAGTCGGGCAGGCCTTCTTTGAGTTGGTCTACCCACTGCATTATGCTGCCTTCTTAGGTTTCTTGGTTTCCAGGGTGTCGGCACCTACTTGGCGGTTACACTCGCACAGTTCACCGGTCTGGAGAGCATCCAGCACACGGAGCGTCTCTTCGGCACTGCGGCCCACGTTGAGGTTGTTCACTGTGACATGCTGGATCACGCCTTCGGGATCGATGATGAATGTGGCACGAAGGGCGGCACCTGCCGGAGCGAAGAACACACCCAGTTGATCCACTAAACTGAGATCACCACGCTGGGTGTCAGCGAACTGGACGTGGCGGATTTTCTTCAGGTCTTCGTGCGAGGCTTGCCAGCCTAGCTTGCAGAACTCGTTGTCTGTGCTACCTGTGAGCAACACGGCATCGCGATCCTCGAAATCTGCCAACAGTCGATCGTATGCCACGATCTCAGTGGGGCACACGAAAGTGAAGTCTTTGGGGTAGAATACTATGACCTTCCACTTGCCTGCAAAACTCTGCTCTGTGATATCAAAAAACTTGTCGGATCCGGGATTCACACCTGTGACCACGAATGGTTCGATCTTTTCACCTACTGTTTTCATATTGGTTTCCTTTTGGTTGGACATTTTGAGACCCTATGTCTCAGTGTTTCTACTATACACGAGTATATATCATAGAGTCAATGTATTTTCTATGGATTGTCATTATTTTTTTCCTATGGGCGCCATAGCCTAGCACAATAGGAACTACTGCTCTGACAGCTCCGTCGCGGTGACTTTCCTTTCCGACCCACTACGCCTGGTTAGCTCTCGCCAGGCGGCCATCGCCCCTGTGAGAACCTCAGCAGGCCAAATCGGTAGTGGGAACCTCCGCTCGCCACAGGCCCGTTGTCGCATTGCCAGCGCCAGTTCGGTTGGACTGGAACCACCCGTGGCTGTCACACCACTTCATCGTCGGGGTCGGACTAGGCGCTGACTAGGCGCCGTGTTCTTTACTCGGCGGGTTGACTCAGTCCCCGCCATTGTGCTACATCAATCCTTTTGCCATTGAGATCTTTCCAGGTCCGACCGGTCCATTCCGCACGCTGGGGGAATGGCCAGGTGCCTGTGAGCACATCGTATTGACCTTTGATGTCTGGCTTTAGAGACGCATCGCGATAGGGAGTGAGCTCGATGCCCTCCCACATGTGGGGTCCGGCGTCTATGGCTTCCTGTGCCTGCATCTCTTCCCCATCTAAGACCTCTACATCCTCTTCTTCGTCGCCGTCTTCGTTGCGCTCCACACCCTCGTACACTTCTTCACCACCTGCGATCCAGAACTTGCCCTCGGCCCACTTGCCCGTGGTGGAATAGCCGTCTGTGCCCTCCACGTCCTCGCCGTCATATTCCACGCCGGAACAGATCAACCAATCATCGCCGTTGCCGTAAGTGATGCGCAGTTTACTGGGATCGAACGGTGCCCGGAGCGTGATTTCACCGTCGAAGAAACAGCCCTTCTCGCCCTGGCCGCCCCAGAACACTATCTTGCCATCTGGCCAGTCCACGCTGTCGCAGTCATCCACGAGATCCACTGTGACACCCCGACCTTCCAAATTGGCGATGTCCAGATCCGATTTCCACAGTTCCTGGCCAGAATCAACTTCTTCCACTGAGATATAACTGCTGTTATCCATAGTAGCACCGCTAGCATGGAACAGGTCGTCGCAGTCGTAGGGACTTCCCGGATCAAAGGGCCGCATTTCGGTGGGCACATCATCCCACATGCCGTTTTCATCCCAGGAGTGGGTGTATTGATCTATATCGATCCGTTTTGCCTTAAAGAACTCATACTGTTCTCTGCTCACAGATCCGATATAGCATTCACCACCGTAACCGTAGAGCTGGATGCGCACCGGAGTGGGCGTGAATTTCAGGGTGTCTATGAGTTCTTGTTTCTGTTTCCGGGTCGCCATGTTATTTCCTTTCCAGTTCACGAGTCACACGATCGCGTTCCATGGTGTAGAGACTATACTGGAAGCGCAGGAAATTGCACACAAGATCAAACATGACCAGGGCCAGGCCCACAGACAGCAAGAACCATACTGTGATCAATGGCCCGTCTACGGCCATGATCAAGAATCCTATCAAGCCGATGATCAGACCCCATAGTGTGAGATCACGATACCAACCACGGAACATCCAACGCACGAATCCACTTTTGTTTTGCATGATAAACCTTTTACGGAATGATATACAGCATTATACCACCAATGAGATTTATTAGTCAACCACGGGAATCCAACCGATTTCGGCCAGATCATGCCGGATCTCATCCGTGATCGTTCCCTCGTCCACGTATTGTCTTGGTGTGTGTCCGTGATTGTCGGGATTGCCCAGGCTGCCCGAACAGTACCAATCCAGGTGATCACCTTCACCACGGATGTCGGCCACGATGGCCCCGGCAGATCGCCAAGAGCATGACCAGGTTCGATCTGTGAGCACCGTCCATACATCTTGATACTGCCATGCTTGATTGCACATGGCCGCATAAAGATTCTGTGCATACACATCATCGCCGCGCACTTTTTCCGTCAGCCACCAGCACTGGCATATATCGAGATCCAGATGTCCGGTGGCTTCCATAACAGCAAAAAGGGAGGACCAGCCTCCCTTTTTGGTTTACATCATGCCCATGCCGCCCGGAGGCATGCCGCCACCGGCAGCAGGCTTGTCCTCAGGAATTTCATTTATGGAGCATTCCGTGGTCAAAAGCAAGCCAGCAACCGAAGCCGCATTTGTGAGCGCGGTACGGGTGACCTTTGTGGGATCGATCACACCTTGCTCCACCAGATCGCCATACTGATCCGTGGCAGCATTGTAGCCATGATTGCCGGTGCCTTCTAGCACGCGGTTCACCACCACACTAGGCTCAGCACCGGCATTGAACGCGATGGCCCTCAGTGGCTCTTCCGCGGCACGAAGCACGATGTTTACACCAGCGGCGAAGTCAGGATTGTTCACAGGCAGATCGATTCGAGCCCGCTTGGCCGCACGCAACAGGGCTACACCACCACCCACCACAACACCTTCTTCCACAGCGGCACGGGTGGCATGCAGGGCATCGTCGATGCGATCCTTCTTCTCTTTCATCTCCATTTCTGTGGCAGCACCCACGCGGATCACTGCCACGCCTCCGGCCAGTTTGGCCACGCGCTCCTGCAGCTTTTCGCGGTCATAGTCCGAAGTGGCTGACTCGATCTGAGCCTGGATCGATTTCACGCGGGCGTCGATGGCGGTTCGATCTCCCGCACCATCCACGATCACCGTGTCGTCTTTGTTGACTTCCACACGCTTGGCTTGGCCAAGATCGGCCAAGGTAACTTTTTCCAGGGTAAGCCCCAGCTCTTCCGCGATCACAGAACCACCGGTGAGTGTAGCGATGTCTTCCAGCATGGCCTTGCGACGATCACCAAAGCCCGGCGCTTTCACGGCTACAGTTTTGAGGATGCCACGCATGTTGTTCACCACCAGGGTGGCTAGGGCCTCGCCTTCCACGTCTTCTGCGATGATCAGGAGCGGACGTCCTGCTTTGGCCACCTGCTCCAGCACAGGGATGAGATCACGGATGTTGGAGATCTTTTTGTCATGCAACAGGATGTAGGGATTGTCCAGTTCGGCGGTCTGCTTCTCTGCCGAATTGATGAAGTAGGGCGACAGATAGCCACGGTCGAACTGCATGCCTTCTACCACTTCTAGCTCGTTGTCCAGGCCCTTGCCATCTTCCACTGTGATCACGCCCTTTGATCCCACTTTCTCCATGGCCTGGGCGATGATGTCGCCGATGGCGGTATCTGAGTTGGCTGACAGCGATGCCACCTGCGCGATCTCGCGGTTGGTGGAGCAGGGTTTGCTAACCGACTCCAGTTCTGTGACGATAGCACGGGTAGCAGTGTCGATACCGCGCTTGAGGTCCATGGGGTTCATGCCTGCGGCCACGTATTTCACGCCTTCTCTCACGATGGCCTGGGCCAGCACTGTGGCAGTGGTGGTGCCGTCGCCCGCACGGTCTGCGGTCTTGGAAGCCACTTCGCGCACCATCTGGGCACCCATGTTCTCCTGCGGGTCTTTCAGTTCCACTTCTTTGGCCACTGTGACGCCGTCTTTGGTGACGATAGGTGCGCCAAAGCTTTTCTGGATCACCACATTGCGGCCTTTAGGACCCAGGGTGACTTTCACAGCATCGGCCAGGGTGTTCACGCCCTGTACCAAACGGTCGCGGCTGTCTGAGCCGAATTTTACGGATTTTGCTGACATATCATGATCTCCTTTTATTGTTCAACGATGGCGAAGATGTCTTCTTCTTTGAGCACGGTGATTTCCTCACCGTCCACTTTTACGACCTGGCCTGTGTATTTGCCGAACAGCACTTCATCGCCAACTTGCACAGCCATTGACAAAACAGTGCCATTTTCTAGCCTGCGGCCAGCACCCACGGACAACACTCGTCCACGGTTGGGTTTTTCTTGTACTGCATCGGGGATCACGATGCCCGAAGCGGTACGGCTTTCTGCTTCGAGGATTTGTACGACCACGCGGTCGTGTAGAGGTTTGAGTTTCATTGCGTTTTTCTCCTTTAGGTTCAGCAAGAAAATTTGCACAGTCCCAAGGGGCACTGAGCAAATAATATTTATACAGGATTTTGACAGAGTATGCTAGAAATCTGGTAAAACTGGATGGTAGGCCGGGTAGGACTTGCACCCACACTCCAGGCATTATGAGTACCTTGCTTTACTGTTTAAGCTACCGGCCCTACAACAAGAGTGTAACATCTCCCAAGGGCCAAGTCAACCTAGATGAGGTTGTCTCTAAAAATGGTCCAACAACGATTCCAGGTCCATCTCTGGCTGGCCCGTTCTATCCGAGATCTATCCAGGCCCATGCATAGTCTTATAGCACGCCCTAAATCTTCATCGGTATATCCGGTAACACCCGGCTCGATCACATCCAAGGGACCTGGTACCGGATAGCCGGCCACGGGCGTGCCCAGGCTCATAGCCTCGATCATTACGATGCCAAAAGTGTCTGCCCGGCTAGGGAAAGCGAACACATCCGCCTGTGCGTAACAATCAGCCAGGGCCGATCCCCGGCGATATCCCAGGAAGTTCACGCGGGGATATCGCCGCTCTAGTTCTGCGCGGTGCGGACCATCACCCACGACATCGATCAGGAACTCCGAATATAGTTCGCATAGTGATTCGAGATTCTTTTCGCGGCTCACTCTGCCCACATACAACACCCGAGGCCGATCCTGGAAACGGTGGTCCGGCTTTCGATCTCTCGAGGGTTGTAGATGATCCCGATCCACACCGCGGGTCCAGGCCCGTATGTCGCCCGCAAACCCATGCGCCCGTAATTCTTCTACCATGGTATCGGTGGTTGTGAGCACTCGACCCGAGTGCTTGTGGAACCAGCGCAGATAGGCATAGGTAATGCCTGTGGGTATGCCATAGATTTCTTTAACGAACTCAGGGAATCGGGTATGGTAAGAGGTGTTGTAGCGCCATCCGTGGCGATCCAGCCATAATCTGGCGGCTAGACCTACTGGTCCTTCGGTAGCAATGTGTATGTGATCTGGAGCGACATCGCGTATCATGCGACCTATGCCGCGTGGCCATGCCAGCCGGACTTCAGGATAGCCCGGACAACTGATATGGCAGAACAGGCCGGGATGAATGTACTGGATCTCGTAGCCATCTGAGCGGGCCTGCGGCTCCAGGCAGCGGAAGGTGGTTACCACGCCGTTTATCTGGTCGGGCGTGTTATCGGTGATGACGAGGATGATTCTTGCAGACATTGTGTGGTTATCTTGAATAATTCAAACTTGAGCCAGGCTGTGACTCCGGCCTGGGCCCGTTCGCACTGGGCTTGGCTCTCCATGGGTATGCGCACCCATCCTGGCACATCAGAGGGGTTGTTGATGTGCACCGACATCACTAACAGTATCCACATTTGGTGCTCCTTTGGTCCAGTGTATGATGCGCCACTCGCCTGAATAATCTTCTACCAGGGCGGTGCATGAATCCACCCAGTCTCCGTCGTTCATGTAGATCACGCCATCGATCTCTTTGATCTCGGCCGCATGTATGTGTCCGCAGATCACGCCATCAAATCCGCGTTTCCGGCAGTAGGCGGCTAGGTTTGATTCGAACTGGTAAATGAAGTCCACGGCCTTCTTCACGCGGTGCTTGAGGAACTTGGCCATCGACCAGTAGCCGAATCCCATGCGATGGCGCACCCGATTGAAGTGAGTGTTGAGCCACAGCACGAAGTCATAGGCCGAGTCACCCAGGATCGATAACCAGCGATGTATCCTGCTGATACCATCGAAGAGATCACCGTGGGTGATCAGCCAGCGCCGACCCTGTGCATCCGTGTGTTCCCATTGGTTGGCGATCTCGATGTTGCCGAAGTTGAGATTGTGGTGCAGATAAGGTCTCAGGAACTCGTCGTGGTTGCCCAGGATCCACACGATCTGCGTATCGTTGCGGGCCTTCTTCAATATTTTCTGTATCACACCCGACTGGTTGGAGGTCCAGCGCCACTTGTTTACATGGATCTTCCATGCGTCAATGATGTCACCTACCAGATAGATCCTGTCTGCATCGTTGTGATCCAGGAAGTCCATGAGCACCCGGGCCTGGCAATGCCTGCTGCCCAGATGTATGTCCGATATGCAGATAGTGCGATGTCGTTGTGTTTGTGGCATCGCACATATTTACTGGGTCTGGTCTTTGGGAAATGCGCACGGTTAAGTGTCACGGGCCTGTAACAAACAAACACTAAATAGATCAACCTGGAATCACTCGCCCGCTGACGGCGTACAATAGGCCAAATGGTCAGCATCAATCCCGGATCTTCCGGGATTTTTCTTCACCGTGCGATCTGCTGATTAAATATCCGTACACTGGGGTGGTCCCAGTGAATCCAAATCTTTTTGCAAAGAGGAAAAAAATGAAATCCATCGTTACCGCCGTCGCTGGTCTGTTTGCTGTGTCTGCTTTTGCCCAAGCCCCTGCCGCTCCCGCCAAGAAGGAAGAGGCCAAGCCCGCTGCCGCCAAGGCCGAGCCCGCCAAGAAAGATGAGAAAAAAGCCGAACCCGCCAAGAAGTAATAGCGGATTTGGTCCACAAAAAACCGCCCTCGGGCGGTTTTTTATTGGCCCCAGCGCAGGGCTATATAGCACTCCAGTTGGGGATCAGCACAAGTGACTTCAATCATGCGATTGCGCGCACTCTGTCGCACTCGCCACATATCGTCCACACCACGCCATTCCGCGATCTGCGCAGTAGTGGAAACATAGTAGGGATTCTTACGGCTGTCTTCAGTGCGTTCGATATCGGGCACACGATAGGGTTGATTGGGTGACACCTCGGCATCCAGCCAGTCTATCACTGCTGTGGCATGCCGCCGAGCGATCAAGACCATCGCAGTCGGAACAACACCGCGGCCTGCTCATCTCTGAATCTGTAGATATCCGGAACCCATCCAGTGATGCCCGAGGCTATGTCTGATCCATAGCGATACCATTCCCGATCAAACTCTCCGATCGTGGCTTCTAGCCATGGTACCACCTGATCATAGGGATGCCCGGTGCGACATTCGTAAGGGAAAAGATCCTCAAACTCGGGCACGACTTACCAAGCTCCAGGCCAGGCCGCGTAGCGATTGATCGATCGGAATGCTGACACCATTTTCTTGGCCATGTCCGAAGTGCGGTGCCTGGCATAATGCTGGTGATAGAGGTCGGTGAGATCTTCCAGTTCCGTTCGGTTGCCGGACCAACGCTGTTTGGCAACCGAGTAGGGTCGGCCGCGCCAGGTGGCAAAGCCCATGTGCCAGAATGATTCTATGATCTCTTCACGACTGGTGAGCCTGCGGCCGGTGCTGACTTCGTACACGCCCTGGTGTTCCTTGGTAGTGAAACAGCGACGCCAGGTATGCAAGTGCATGACTTCTGCGCGGTCGCTGGATTCTGTGCGAGCATCCTGATGCTCGCTGTCCAACCATCGCCGGAACTCTCGTATCCATGATCGAGGTGCGATGTCATCAGCCACTTGATTTGTTCCGGCCCAGCCCAGGGTCTGTATGGTCATGGGTGCCAGCACCAACCACTGTTGATCGTGCTCGCGGGCCACAGCCAGCGACCACTCGAGATTGTGGCAGCTGTCATCTATGGCAGCCTGCTCTAAAGTGAACATGGTGAGCCGATCTTGATCCAGTGTGGCGCCATCTGATCGCCAACTATAACCATAGCGATCTCTGCGGCTGTCCGTCATGCGCCGTCGTGCGGCGTTCACTGTATGGATGGTTTCATATTTCAGCATGAGCGGATCCTTTCGATGATGTCACGGGCCACGCTCACGTCATCCTCGGCCGCCCGGTCTATCTCGGCTGCTATGATCATCTGCATCACGATGTAGGCCTGCAGGGCCACGGACCTGGGCATGCTGTTGATCCAGGTCACGATTTCATCTATAGATTCCATCTGCCACATGCGGTCGGCCAGTTCTCGTTGCAAGGGTGATAATCCGGTGAGTTCGATCATACAGCCTCCTGGTTTCGATGTTTGGGTTGGCGTTGGTAATCTGTGGCCATGCGATGGCGAACCGGACGGTTGCGGTTGTTCTTGGCTACCCAGTTGCGTGGCCGAGTCGGCTGTTGTCTACGGGTCATGCTGTTATCCATTCTTGTTCTCCGTTGACCACTATGGATTCACTGCCATCGCGTTCGTCTATGTAAAACTGGGTGCCCTGCCTCAACCATTTCACTTTAAGATGCTGTAGGCCACCCAGATATGCATCGGGATACTTGATCCGGGCCATGGCTTCGGCTTTCTCTTGCCAATCTGGCGACCTCTGTACTAGGTCCGCGATCTGCGGATCAAACAACATGGCCATTCGTACATCGGGATCCGGTTGCCAGGTGCTCCAACCCGCTCCATAACTCGGCGAGTATAGCACAGCCACCCAACCATCGCGTACCAGACGATCCGTACAATCTTTCATGTGGTGGCCTGTTTTACGATCCAATCAAGGTAGGGTCTGTAGCCTGCCGTGACCGGCAAGGCCACCAATTCTGGTGTGTCATAGGGGTGGATCTGCTGCCAATGGGCTTCGAGCCGTGCCCAACGGTCCTGGGTGGTCTTCATGACTATCTGCGCTTCTTCTGCCGTCTCCAACCGTTCCTGCCACCAGTAGTGGCTCCGGGCACCAGGCAGGATCGTCACACAGGCCACCAAGCGCCGCTCCAGCACATCTTGTGCCAGCCGTTCGGCGACATCCAGGTCTGGCGCGGTGGCGAGCACGACGATGATGGTCACGCCGCTTTCCTCTCACGAATATCAGTGTTTAGGTTTGGTCGCAGTTCACGGATCAAGGCACGCTCCAGTTGATGGGCTTCAGTCTTGCCACGCACCACGGCCACAATCGAGTAGCAGAAGCACTCGGGGCCACGTCCACGGAGTGCTTCATACAAGGCCCAGCTCTTGTCTTCTGAGCGGCTGCGATACAGGTGTTTGTTCATCCGGGTGCGCACCGACTTCAGTACCGTTGATTCGGTCTTGGCTGTAACGCCGATATAGAAGTCTGTGCCCGACTGGATCTTGTACACGATGTGTGTGCGATCTGCTCGCTTTTTACGGGGTGTTTTCTTAGCATCCATAATAATATTATACCAAAAATGCCATTTTTGGTCAACCGCCGCTGGATCGCTTTGTTAGCAAGCACTTACCAACAACTTTTTTAAGATCACTGCATTGATCACAGCATAACGCAGACGCATTTATCGGTCAATCTATGCTCGCCAGCCACTGTTTGAGATCTCCATACATGGTGGCCATCATGGCTTCCCGGCTGCCGAAAAAAACCATGCGCCGGCGTTTCTTTTTTATGCTGACCTCGATGTAGTAGGGCCATTCCAGTTTGCGATCCAGATCCACTATGAGCCGTTTGGTAAAGACAGTGTGATCTCGATCTCGGAGATCCAGTTCCCAACTCTCCAAACGCAGAACATCATGCATGATTTCGTAACCCAGATCGGTCAGGCGCATGCCACCATCTCTGCGGATATTGGCCCACCAGGTGCGCATAGCGGAATCTGTGCTCCGCTGATATTCCATGGGAATCTGCGGCATCAGCCGCTGGACGATTTCAAGTCGACGATCGTGCATCGGGGTACACTTGGTCCCCTTGTGTGAGAAGCACCACGGTGAACTTGTCGGTACGGAACTGTGTGTTGAGTTTGCGGGCTAAGTTTCGTGCGTGTCCTGCATTGGAAAACGAGACCTTTTTGTATTTGGGCCCAGGATATTGCACCAGGAGATTGGCAGTTTTGAGATTGATAGGTGACCCGTCAAAGAACACTGCCCAGATTCCTTCGGCCGCCAGGACCTGCTCAGTCTTGTAGGTATTACGGTTGGTTATTTCGGCCAGCACTTTGGGTTTAGGTCTGCTCATATCTGTTCCTACAATTATTTATGATAATGTAGGTAGTTTTAAAATCCGCCGCCATCGATCTCCACCGTGGTGGTGCTGTCTGTCTGCGTGGTTTGTGCAGCCACATGCAAGGCCAACAGCAGTTTAGCAAGATCGCTCTGCAGATCTTTAGCTTCGGCCATGGTCATGGTGAAATCTCTCTGACCGCGGTGTTCTGCACTCCGTACTCGATCAATAAACCTGTTGATGTGCAGGCTCATGTGTGAGTGCTTCCTCTTCAGTATGGAATGGGCCTAAGAACTCATTGCGATTCAGCATGATCATCTTGGGGCAGAACTCTGACTGCCATGCACGACCGTGGCGTATGAGATACCAACCGGCCGCATACCAGGACTTGGATCTAGGCTCCCGTGTCCATAAAGGCACTCGATGTGGCACATCAAACACGCCGTTGTAAGGTACAGCATCAGTGGCATAACCCAGAACAGTGTTGTCTTTGTTAGGATCTCGAGATCTAGGAATGCTCTGGAAATCAATAGACACCTTGCTACGGATGGTACGCAGTGTCTTGAATTTCTGTTGGCTGCCGTTTATGACCACGGTGAAACCGTCGGCTGCGGCTTGGATGTTGCCTATCTTGCGATCATCTTGTTGCAAGATCCAATATTGGTTTGGTATTACCGCTTTTGCTACTATCATCTAACACTCCTTGATAAGTCTGGTTCAACCAGGCAGCATACTGTTCCGCTGATTCAGAGGTTTTATTAAGTTCATATCGACCACAGAAACGCATGAATCGCACGCCCACTTGCCCGATGTCTTTGTGGCTGATCTGTTCATGTATGGCAGTATCTACATAGGCTTTCACGGTGTCGGGCTGGGCTCTGAGATCGATCAGACTGCGATTGCGATTGTAGTCATCCAGCACGCGATGCTCCGCACCATTGTGATCAGTCCAGCGTTGCAACATGAGATTGTTCCAGGCATAACCCCTGCTTGTGCGATCCTGGAACGCTTCTTCCAGTCCCACCCGGTTTTTTGTTCCACGGGTGCGCACACCTGGATAGGCTGAAAACACATTGTCTGAAGCATCACCGCGCATGCATTTCTCGAACAGCAGCCATTCTGGATCCGGGATCTTTTTGGCCTCTTTGGTTTTTTTATCTGTCACTGTCCGACCTTTGGCGTCGAATATACCGCGCACAGTGATCAACTCATCAGTGATGCCGTTGTACTGATCCACATTCGGGGCGATGAGTTGCACGAAATCTGTATCACTTGAAACTACGGTATGATGGTCTTGGGGGTGTAAAGCTATCCAGCGAGCTATGATATCGTCAGCTTCGGCCGCTTCGTGCCTGATCACTGAGCAGTTGGTCTGTTCAGCCAAGTATTTAGTGAAACTGTCATAAGTTTCCCAGAACAAGCGATCTTCTTCCTGTTCGGATTCTGTGAGCGCAGCACGGGCCACAGCACGGTTTTTCTTATATGGTTCGTAGAAATCCTTGCGCCAGCTACGACCCTCCAGTGCAAACATCACATGATCTGCTTCAAATCTGCGGGCCACTTTGTTCACAGCACTCAAGGTGATGTGCAGGGCATATCCTATCTTTTCCCAGGTATCAGCGGCCCGGAAAGCCACATGCCGGGCACGGAAAAACATATTGGCAGTGTCAATCAGCACATATCGCATGGTCATATCATCCGGTTGTCGATACAGTATTGTAACACAAAACGGCTCCAGGCCGCGTGTGCTTCGCGTCCAAAATGCCAGGAATTGGGCGTTACTGTGTGATAACCGTGGCGTTTTAGCCACTGATTATAGGTGCTGTTGGCATCGTAAGGTCCGATATAACTGGCGCCCCATTCTCGTCTGTCCGATTTGAGTTTGAAATCAAACCATGAATTACCGTTGAAAAAAACATGCGGGATGTCCAAGTCTTGCAGTTCCTGATGCAGCCTCCAGATATCGTCATGGGCCTGGGTCTGTTGTCGAGGCCAATCGATATTGGCCACGAACTCGCGATAGCGTGCTTGATGCGATTCCGGTACAGCATCCTCACCCGAAGCATTGACCTGGTACCATGTGCCATCTATGAGCCATTCTTCTCGTTCCCAGGTGCTCCACTGCACTATCATGATCTGATCTCTGCGACCAGCGTGAGATTCAGCCCAGGCCCGTGCAGTGCGCATGATCCTGGCATTGCTGCTGGCTGATTCCGCGTCGCATTTGAACGTGGCTTTCATGGCATCAGCCAACACACGCCCCCAGCTTACGGCCAAGTTTGCGGGATGCGGTGTACGACCTAGGTAAAAAAATTGGCTGTCATCCTCTGCGAAAGCGTGCTGATTCACTGCCTCTGCAGCAGCGGTATGGCTATCGCCGTTTACATAAAGGATCATCGATCTTGTAGATTTTTTTCTATCTCGGCCTGTACCACTCGTTTGCGCAGGCTGGAGCTGGAAAATGAATGATCTCGCCCGTTGTATACTATCTCTATCTCTCGTTGATAGCATTCATCCCGGCCACTGAAAAACACGCCTTCATATTCCACACCCAGCACACGCACGTCTACGGGCAAGATTAGCAATAGATCGCAGAGATCTTGCTCGGTTGAGTATACCACCACTTCATCCACATACCTACAGGCCGCCAGCTGTATCTGCCGTTCCACGATGCTCTGCACAGGCCGATTTTTAGTTTCAGGTCGATCGATGGTGGGATCAGTCTGCAAGCCACAGATGAGATAGTCGCAATGGTTTCGTGCTTCAGATAACATGGCTATGTGCCCAGCATGTAGTAGATCGAAGGTGGAGAAAGTGATACCGATCTTCTTGCCTTCGTCTTTGAGCCGGCGTATGTGATTGAATATCATGTGTAAATCTGGCTGTATCGGCGCAGTTTCGTGACCTTGGCTTGGCGTGCGAGCTCTACTGCTGTGGGATCGATCAGGCGGTTGTCAACCATGAGATCGATCATGCACAGGAGATCTCCGATTTCTGCCTCGAGTCTTTTCCTGTGGGTCATGCCATCTCTGTGGTTATCATCTATGCCGAACCGGAAGACCTTGCTGATCTCCTGGATCACTTCAGCAGCCTCTTCCTGGGTGATCACCAACACTTCTCTCTGTCGATCCGTGATCATGAATGCTCTCGCCTACCGTCGCCTAGATCTCGGCTGCGCACGAAACGCTGTGGGTTCATGGCTTGTTCTTGTTCAAACGTTTCCATCACCACATGGCGGCACACATTCTGGAACCAGCGATCCACGATGTCCGCATCTGTGTCAGTTTCTTTCATCATGTAGCCCGCTTTCACCAAACGCGTGACGAAGATTGAATTCCAATCCAGTTCAAAACTGCCTTGGTGCAGATTATCAGGATCCACCTCCATACCCAAGATAGCCACATAGGGTTCGCCTTTTTCCGTGGCTATGTCTTTCGACGATTTCTTTTCCTTAGCCGGTTTTTCTCGAGGCTCTGCTGGTTTCACAGATTTTGTCCGGAATCTATCAAACAGTCCCATTGGTTTTCCTTTTCAGCATCATGATCACGGCTTCGTCTCGATGCAACCAACGTGTTTCTACGATGGGTTCTCCTGGACCGGTCCATACCGCTTGCACCCGGACAGCTTGCCCCCATACTCTTCGTTCATTGCGATAGCACCGTCTGGGCCATACACTCCACGCATATTCGATTCGAAAAGCCCGGCGTTCAAAGTCATCCTGATCGGCCAGCAACCTGATAGCACGATCCAAGGTGCTTTCTATGGCCCACATCATGTACCCCATGCGTTCTTGAAGATATCGACCTGAAGTCTTGGGCTGTATCGCCACCCTCTTTCGAGTGCTAGATTTGCCACTTCTTGCACATTGAGATTGTATACTTGTGGTACACCACCTGCAGGCATGAGGTATACTGGACCACCAAACCCAGCTTCACGATATTCTGCCACCGCGCGTTCAGCATCTTCCACATCCTGCCGGGTGGCTACAACAAACTTGAGATAGGTATATCCCACCAGTTCATATTCTTTGACCACCTTGGGTTGGATCGCATTCTCCCAGCTCTCTCCCGAGCAGGGCAGTTTGGGGCTAACAGAAAAAGTGAGACGATCGTAATCTCGACCCATTCGCGTAAAATCTTCAAACAGATAATCTCTTACCTGGCTGTAGAGCAACTGGCTGCCATTGGTTTCGATAGTGACATCGCGCAGACCTTTTTTGCGAAGGAGATCCAGCAAGGTAGGATACAGTTGCTGATATGCCAGCAAAGGTTCTCCACCTGTGATGATGAAGTGTATCTGATCGCTGTATTCTTGATCCCAGGTACCGTGAGGCAATAGGTCGTTGATCCGATCCGCGATGGTGTACACATCCGCCTGTTGATTGAATCGCTTGAATTCCGGATAGATCGACGCATAGGTATCGCAACCTGTTGTGACCAAGGGCAAATCTTTGAATTCTCGATAGCGTGCCGGATCCTTTTCTATCATCTGGATGATTTCTGTGACTTCGGGATTGTGTCCTTCTATGACCTCATCTCTCGTCCTGCCAAACTTGCGGCAACGGAAATTGCAACCAAAAGTACGGAAAAAGATGGAAGGTACTCCAGCCCACTTGCCTTCGCCTTGCAGGCTGTAGAATATTTCTGTGTAAGTGATTTTTTCCATGAGATTATTTAGGCCGTTATGAAAATTTCTTCCTGCAAGTATCTTTTCAATTCTTTGTCTGTTGGTTTGATGGTGTAATTGCCTTTGAAAAAGATTTCGTATGAATCTGATCCATACTTGCCGATACCATACAACATTGTAGCATCTTCTTGATCCCAAGTCAAGAAATCTTCCGTCATGCGCTGGAGTCTTTTGCACCGGACGTTGACCATGCCCAGAGGCCAGATCACATCCTTGATGTCCTGCTCCCGGGCGCGCCGGAAAAACAAAGCATTGGGCCAACAAGATAAAAATATAGGTAAAACCGTTTTCACAGGTTTGCGACCAGTCTGGTTCAGCATGATCACTGCCACCATGTGCTGCCAGATCAGTTCGGAACGTGTGATGCCAGGTAACTGTTGTTGCACCATGAGATCATCGCGCAGGGGTTGGATCATGGTCGGCGCAGGAAATTTTTCAGTCTAGGAGGTTCCCAGTCAGCGGGTTTCAAGACTTTGCCATCTTCACGTCGAGTGACCCGACCGGTCCTGGGATCAACCTTGGCAAAGTTTGAACGCATGACCTCTTTCCATGCACCATCTGCATCCACTCCGAAGCTGTGCAGAGCCCCAGCTGTGACTACCAAGATGTCGATCAGGGCATCTAGTTGTTCTTCAGGATCATTGATGTGCAGTGCTGCCTGGAGCTCTTGGGTTTCTTCTGCAATGAGATCGCAGTACATGCGATATTGTTTTTCATCAAACTGATCTGTGATCTGGCCACAGGCCCGCATGAACTTGCGCTGGTCATTGAATATGTCACTCATCTGATTCCCTCATCGTTTCCACCAATCTTCCCAGGGGAAAACTATCCAGCAGGGATCGGCTTCCTTGTTGATGTCCATGGAATAATAGGAGATAGGCATAGCAGTGTGACTGGTATCATTGTCTACCAGCACAGCCACTCGTACCGAACCACCCCATATGTTCTTCCATACAGGATCGTCAGGCCTACAGCCCGAGCTCCAGTCTTCCGCGATCCAGTCCAGGGTGGCACCGGTATCGTTAATATCATCCACTATGAGGATGCGTCGACCGTTGAACGCGTCCTCAGCCATCCATAGATTGCTTTCGCTACCACCGTGACCATCCCGGAGACTGACTTTGAGTGCATGCATAGGAACTTCGAGATACTGGCTGATGAGATTGGCTGGAACCAAACCTCCTCGAGTGAGTCCTACCACATAGTCTGGCCGCCAGTCATCGTGCGTGATTTTGCGCAGGATCTCTTGAGTATGATGTTCGACGTCTTGCCAGGAGAGATAGATCTTCTTCATGCTGCCTTGTCTAAGATTCCGGACTGGACCATGCCTGCTATCCAATCATAAGTTTGTCGGAGTCCCAGTTCGAGATTGTCTGCCGGTGCCCAACCGATGGTCTCTCTGATCAGTTGGTTGTGGCTGTTGCGACCCATCACGCCCTGTGGACCGGGTATGTTCTTTATAGTAACAGATTTAGCAGCGATGGTCGATATCAGTTTGACCAAACCGTTTATGGAAATCATTCTTTCTGATCCCAGATTCAATGGAAAGTCACATGTGGATGCCTGGATGCGATGAATGCCCTCGACGCACTCATCGATATAAAGGAAGCTGCGCGTCTGGTTGCCAGGACCCCATACTTCAACCTCTCCAGAACTTTGAGCCACTTTGCGGCACAAGGCAGCTGGGGCCTTTTCTTTGCCGTTGTTCCAGGAACCCAGAGCACCGAAAACATTGTGCAGCCGGGCGATCCGCACGCGCAGGCCATAGTTGCGACCAAAACTCATCCAGAGCCGTTCCGAGAACAGTTTTTCCCAACCATATTCTGAATCAGGTTCGGCAGGGTATGCAGATGCTTCGCTCAATAGCGGATTATCAGGATCCAGCTGATTGTGGGCCGGATACATGCAGGCCGATGATGTGTAGAACACATTCGGCACACCTTTGCGCACCATCTCTTCCGCGATGTTGAGGTTGATCATGGCCGAATTGTGCATGATGTCTGCATCATTCTCCCCTGTAAAGATATAACCGGCACCGCCCATGTCCGCGGCCAGCTGATACACAGTATCGATATCAGCAGTGATCAATTGCCTGACATTGATCTGTTCACGTAGGTCCATGACATGGAATTCATCCGCTGCGGATCGCTGATATTCATGTTCTTTGATGTCGGCACCGATCACGTGGTGACCTTGTTTTTTCAAGCTGGACACAAGATGTCCGCCAATGAATCCGCCTGCTCCACATACTAAAACTTTTTTCATTTCATTGCTCCTTGTTTGAGGGACGCAGTTCTAAAAACTGCCAGATCTGGTTATGCCATCCGAAGTAGCCGCCAGGATCATGAGATTTCATACTATGTATCTCCAGACCAGCAGAATCCACTATATCCCTGATCTGTTTTGTTGTGCGGAACCAGTGTTTGCTTCCCGGATCCAGCTTCTGCTGCACTCCGGGCGCGGCATCTCGGATGCCCAGATTTTCATCTTTGAATAAACTGAACTGACAAAAAATCCGGCCCAGTGCATTGAGTTTAAGGGCAGTCAGTATCCTTTGGCACTCCTGGTCATCGCAGTGTACCAGCACTAGATGACATCACACCACATCCACTGGTGGTGCCTGTGCGAGATCCTGTGTCAACCAAGATTCGGTCGATAGATCCTTGACCTTGGCCAGTGCCGCTGAGCTTATGTCGCAGCAGTAGAGTTTTTCTGCCAGCCTGGCCAGCTCACGGGTGACCGTGGCCTTTCCCACACCGATCTCCAGACAGCACTTGCCCTGTACGTCTCGATCTGTGATGCCATAATACTGTTTCATGGCTTGCCAGCTGGTTCCGGTCAACCATCCGCTATGCGCCGTGTGTTCTTGATTCCAGAACTCAACGAGATCAATGGTGTCGGTCATGGTTCATTTTCTCCACGATATCTGTGATGCCTGATCGCAAAGTGATCTTTGGTTGCCATATATCTAGGATATAAGGATCGGGTTCGTTCCGGGCATCTCTCTGCACTAGATCTTTGGCCTCGGCAGGCAGCACAAGAGAACCAGGAAAAAGATCTGCCACCACACCAGCCACTTCCAACATGGTGTGCCATTCAAAACTGGTCACATGATATTCACGCTGCCTATCTAGATCCTGGTAGCGTTGGCTCAAAATATAAAGAGCACGGCTGCAGTCGTCGGCATGCAGCATCTGTCGGCTTTCTGTGCCATCGGTGCGCATATTGATCACGCCGGTGTCCCGGGCCTTGATCACGAAATCCGTGATAACATGTGTTTTGTTGGGATCTAACTCAAGACCATACACATTCCAGAACTTTGCTGTTATGCCCCCCAGCGTGTGGGTTATGCGTTCGGCCAGGCTCTTGGTCAGTCCATATGAGCTGTAGCTCATGGATGCCATCTGGCTAGAGGCGAATATGAATGGTTTCTGATGCTGCGCTAGGCAATCGAACACTGTGTGCATTATGGCCACATTGTTCATCACGAAATCATAGGTGTCTTGGTATCGTGCCAGATAGGTGCTACCGCCCACATCCCATGCCAAGAAGAACACCATGTCAGACCAGATCATGGCCTTGTGCAGATCGGTGTTGTTGATCCTGCGGAGGTCATAACGCATGCCATCCGCTATGTCGAATTCTGCTACCTCGTGACCCTGATCTCGCAGGTAACCACACAAGCTAAGACCTATTTGTCCTCGGCTACCCAGTACCAGATATTTCATGGCAGAACCCGGCCTTTCTTGCGCAACAAGGTGAGGCCATGATTTACCGGTATGGTGCTCCATTCCCAAACTGCAGGATCAAGCTCAGCAACAGCACGATAAGGTCCGCCGCCTTTCCATTGTGCGTCAGTGGTATTTGGGTCGCTATGATAATCCGGATGTGTGCCCGAGTACATGAGATCATGCAACAAGATCACAGATGACGGTGTGACCATGGGCGCCACCAGCTCAAGTTCTCGCCGCACATGATCATAGGCGTGCCAATCATCGATATAGACGAGATCATATTGACCGCCTTCGCTTTGGCGTTGTTCTAACCATGTGATGGCATCACTCTGGTAGAATTGCCAGTACACCCGGAACTCATCGGGACACTGGAAGGTGGTGGCTTCGAGGTCTACCGAATGCACCATGCCACCTAGTTCCTGGGCTGCACACAAGAAAGGCAATGTGGTGTTTCCGGTGCGCACTCCTAGTTCTAGGATTCGCCGGGCATGTATCTGCAAAGCGATGCTGAAACAGGTCATCACATGTCGATCGCTGTCTTGATGTCCGTGCTTGACCTTGAACAGCAGTTGTTCTAGATACTGTTGCTTCATACCGTGGCTCTCTGAATCTGTTCCGGCAATGCCAGATCGCGGAATCCCCAGTCCGTATCTCCTGGCTTACGGGCCAATGCCACCACGTCGAGACTCTGGAATGTGACATCCTGGTCGCGACGATCGTGATGCTGATGGAACACGCACAAGGGAGACGTAAACGCGTGATGTTTCATCTTGGCCACTGCAAATCTTAACAAGCTGATGCTGTCCACGTGCCAGCGGTGCTCCAAGGTCTCATAGAGTCCACGCACCGTAAAAAAGGTTTCTCTAGCAGCCAACATGAAGTCTCCGCAGCCATTGGTATGCCAAACATCAGGACCTAGCTGTGATCTTGGTAGCCGGGTCCATAAGCGTTGATCTGCGGCCACAGGAATACTCACACTGGCTTCTCCCTGCATGGCGTGTACCACGAAGCTGTGATCCAGAGCAAAATCAATGAGCTCTGCTGCGGCCACATCTTGGATGCCTTTGGTTTCAAAATCGTACCGATCCGTTCGATAAACAGTGTCAGTCCTCAATCGTTTTTGTGCCAGCTCGTCTATTAGGGCCTGTGTGAAAAGTATGTCGGGATTGGTGACTAGCACGAAATCTCCTCGGGCCCGGCGTATGCCCGCGTTCTTGGCATGAAATTCCAAAACAGGTGTTGCAGAACCGATGGCAGCATGGAGATCAGCTGGTACGGTAATTATTCTCACTGGCAGATTCTGGGTAGGCATCAACACCGAGGACAAGCCATCGCGATCTGGCATGGGATTCCACTCCACCACTATCAGTTCCCAAAGATCCATGTGCGCTCGTACCTGATGATCCAAGCTGCGCACGAAAGTGTTGATTCGAGTCTTGAAATCTTGGCCATAATCGTCATTACGCCCTATGATGACCACGCTTACATAAGGGCGTGTGGTCATAACGTGATCTCCACGCAAGTGGCAAGTTGATTACGGGCGCGGAACTCTATGAGGTTGCCCCATTTCAAAACAAGAGATGATCTCACGGACTCAGGCATCTTGTTGCATGGTTCAACCACCACCCTGTATTCTCTATCCATCAGCAGCTCAGCCAATCTCATTTGTTGGCTTTCTTCATAGATGTCGGTCCCGGCCTTGTAGGCTAAGGTGCGGAGGAAAAACGGCAATCGTTGAGGATTTTTCCGGATCCAGTGTTCCATTAGGAACACGGTGTGATCTTGATTGAATCTGTCCACGATGTGCCCCAAAGGAAAATCTAGACCTACTTTTTGGGCGCAGGTTGCGAACGCGCGATTGTCGCGCGGAAAACAAGGTCCTCCGTATCCTATGCCGTAACGCAGATAGCGATGACCTATGCGGCCGTCCGCACCGATAGCGGCCAAGGCCCGATCTACATCGAATTCAAGACCCGATCTGATCAGTACCTCGCCCATCATGTTGGCATAACTGATCTTGGTGGTGAGAAAACAATTCGTGGCGATCTTGACCAATTCGGCAGCTGTGAGGCTCATGGCATGCACATCGGGCACACGCACCTGGATATCATTATAAAGTAATTTGTAGCAATCGATCACTGAGCTATCTTCTCCACCAATCAACACCATGTCGGCGTGCTGGAGATCGTGGATGATCGAACCTTGCGCGATGAATTCAGGATTGTAAAGGACCCTGATGCCGCGATCTCGCAGGCGATCTTGTATGCGCTGGCAGTCGCCAGGATTGGTGGTGCATCCTATCACCAGGAACTTGTTGGTCAGATCGAAATCCGATTCACCGATATCACTCACCACGCGATCGATGGCCGAGATATCATAGCTACCATCTGCAAGGCTGGGAGTAGCCACCATCACATAGATGATGTCGCTGCTGGCAATGACCGATCTGGTGTCTGTAGTGAACGTGATATCACAATCTTTGAGCATGGCAGCCACGCCTGGTTCGGCTGTGTGTATCTCTCGGCGTTGCAGGCCGGCGATGTAGCTGCTGCGGATATCGCATCCCATCACGCCGTGTCCTGCGCGATCCAACAACAGGGCAAAACAGATACCTAACCTACCAACTCCTATCACACCTATGTTCATCTATGCTTCCTTGCGGCGCGCTGTGGCCATTAGATGCCATCCCAGATGCCGTTCAAGCACTGAAAACATCTGTTTGGACATGTGCTGGAACCAAGGCTGCAACACATATTGTTTGCGTTTGTAGGCTTGGATCTCATAGGGAAAGATATGATCTTGTTCTATGGTTTCTATTTCAAAATTTGATCCTATGAGATCGGCCAATGCTTCTCGGGTGTAGTTATGCACCACTGGGCAGCCCCATTGGGCCTCGGGTTGATCCAAGCCAGCTTCGATCATGTAGTTTTTCCAGCTGTCGCGGGCGTACACCATGATCTTCAAGGTACCGCCTGGACGCAGATAATCACACACCTGTGCAATCACTCGATCAGGATTGGGAGTGTGATGTATCACTCCCCAAGAGTATATCATGTCATACTGCTTGGCTGGCAGGAAATCAGGCAGCTCTTCGGCATTGCCTTGATAGAAGTCCCCTTTCAATCCATACACTTCAAACCTCTGCCGGGTAAGAGCTAGGCTTTCACCACTGAGTTCTACTCCGGTATACTTTGCACCGAATCTGGCAAAGTTCACCGCTGCTGTACCGATGCCGCAACCTATCTCCAGCATCGACTGATCGCGCCAGCGGCTGAACTCACTGAAGTTCAAGATGTGGGGCTCGGCCTGGAACTTCCTCAACTCAACCTGATCAAAGTATTCTCTTGACCCCACCGGATGATCGCTGTGCCTCACATTGCAGGGCTGCCGATCCCAGTATTGTTTCACTGTCTCGATCAGCTCAGTCATTTGAACACTGTGAGCTGGCGATTGGGATCATATTCGTCGCTGACCATCTTGGCCCAGGGGTCCTGCGTGCCAGCGATCACACCATGGAACCAAGGCATATCATGACCCTGCTGTTCCAGCATCTCGCAGATCCGCGCCGCGTCCGCCATGCGGCGATTGCGCCAGCTCATGTGGTTGAAATCTCTGGGATCTTCAGGACGGCCCTCCAGCATGGGACGGTTCTTCCAGGTGTCGTCTCCGTTGTTGCCGGTGAGGTCGAATCGGTCATGTGTGACTGTCACATCGATATTGTGCATGACATCCAGCATGTAGGCTATCTGGCTTACCCATGAATCAGTGAGCTGATGTGCCGACACATAACCAAACAGATCGTACCAGGCCCTGGGCACTATTGGGAATATAGCATAGGGATGCTGCTTGTGTGTGGGTATCCTCAGCACCCGGAAGGCTTTGACTTCACGGATGCGCTGATCCCAGTCCGCGCTCTCCATGATAGCGTCATCGCCCCAGAAAAACAACCACTGACCTTGGCTGTGACCGGCCAGATGATTGATGTACTCATTGAGCCTGATATAGCCCAGTCTATCAAAACCAAAACAAGTATAGTGTGCTCCAGCATCGTCGATGATGTCTGCCACATGATCTTGGAACCATTGGAATGATGATTGATCATCGTGATCGAAAGCCAACAAGATTTCCATGCCGTCTGGTCGCTTGGCCCGATCTAGCAGACTGTAAATGCTGGTCTTCAACGCCTGGGTCCTGCCTCTCGTGGGCAGTAGCACTGAAATATCAACCTTCATAGATCGCCGAGTTGCCCGCATGTTCAAACACTTCTACTGATCGCAGCCGCACTCCTTGGCCCACTGGATAGCGTGGTGCATAATCCACGATCTGATCGCCGCTCATGAAATGCCAGGTCTCATCGGCCTGGAAAGTCCGCAAGATATCCGCCATCACATGGTAAGCCAGTTCCGCGAACTTTTCGCAGCCCACTGCTTCTACCAGTCGGATGTCGCAAACACCTCCGGAATCCTGAAGGCCCAGTTCGGCCATCCGCAAGAACAGATCGAGATGCGGATCGTCCTTGGCTATCACGAGCGTGTGATCGAACATGTGCTCAGCCCAGTCTTTGAAAGCTTGGAGTCCCCCAAAATCACACACCCAATTTTTATCATCTAATGTTTCAGATTCAAATACTAATCTGATACCAATCGAGTAGCCATGTAGCAGGCTGCAATGGCTGTGTGTGCTTCGCCATTGGCGGAAACAGCAAGAAAGTCCTCGATCGTTGCCATAAGTTTTTGTTGAAACATAAGTTGCCATCATCGTCTCCTGTGTAAGCAAGACACGCAGAGTTTATAGAGCGGGATGAGCGTCGAAAAGGCCGCTGGAAACATTATTTATCTGTAGGGTTTTTATAGCCAGTTTTCTTGTAGTTAGCTTGACCGGGTATCACGCCACGCACTCCACCCACAGGATCCTCCGAATCTCCCGCGCGCCGTGGGATCAGATGCACATGCGGATACAGAACGGTCTGTCCAGCCTCGGCATTTCGGTTCATGCCAATGTTAAAAGCCACACATTCACCACGCCGGATCATGGCTTCGCCCATGAGGTAGGCCATGCGGAAAGCTTCAGCTATGTTGCCAGGAGCATCTCGTTCAGGCACGAACAGCAGATGACCCTGGGTCACAGGATAACGATCTTGGTAGACCTTGACATCGCCTAGATCCATGTGCATGTCCTGCCAGGGTGCCACACCATCGATCAAGGCCTCTTTGAGGCTGTAATGTGTGAGATATTGTGCAGCCGGTTCTGGCATCAAAAATCCTTGCGATAATCCAATTGCATGCGATAACTGCCATGATCGTTGAGTGCTCCAGAAAGGCTCCATGACTGATCTTGAAAGCGCCAGCGACGCTGGAACCCGGCAAATGCCACTGCATCGTTCCTGATGTTGGTGCTGTATCTAGTATATTGTACCTTGCCCTGCCTGTCAACACTGGTAGGCAAGGTCATGCTCATTGAACCAGCGACTATAGTAGGCTGTACTCCACCATACAAGCTCCATGCCTGGTCCTGCCATCCTGCCATGGCCGATGCGCTCCATAATGGTGTGATTCGATCGATCAGGCCGGTCTGGAAGTTAGTGGTGGTCTGCATCACACTGCCTTGCACGAAAGCCCCGTTTGACCAATGCCTTCCCAGGGTGGTATCCACCATGATACTGTCTTGGATGGTGCCAAACACCCCCGAAAAACTCATCCATGGGCTGCCGGGCATTCTTGCTATGCCCAGATTGATATCCCAATCTTGCGTGATGCCCATCCTGCGGGTGCTCACCGAACTGGCAAACCGATCTGCGGTGCGACCGGTCAGGCTCAATCCCAGATTCTGCCGAGTGGCATCACCCACCATTCGGCTGCTCCAGTTCTGTTGAGGATCAACTGAGCTCAATATATGATCCACTGTGAGGTTTGGGGTGTGTTGGCGCATCACGGAAAGATCCACACGGAAATCTCTGCCCAGCTCATCCAGAGCAGTGATGCTAGAAATTGATTTGCTGTCTAGGCCCGGCACCGAAACATGACCCGCCAACACTTGTCGCTTGCCATTCACGAGCAGACCGAGGTGGCCCACAGGCGACCAAATGCGCCGGAGATCGATCACCGCTACTCCATTTACAAAGTTTCCGGCAGTGGAGGCCAATACTGAGTTGACCTGTGCTGGACTCATCCAGGGCCATACCTGTTGTATCATATCGGCTGTGGCCTGAGCGGATGGGGCCATGTCACCCAGTCTGGAGAGATAGATAGCTTTTTGGTGCCGTCCTGAGCTGTCTTCATAGCTCACCGCAGTAGCAAGATACATCACGTTGTCTGGTCCCCGCACGAACGCAATACCATTGGCCCCAAAACCCGCGGTGTTGTGAAGAGCACGTTCGAGATCAAAGGCTTGATCGGCAAAGGCCTCCAAGATGTCTGCATAGCTGGCCACATATCGGTGATCCTGTGTGTGTAGCAACACTTGGGCACCACGATTGTTACCCCATCCGGTTCCGCCCAACACTATATCAATCAATCCGTCGTTGTTGACATCTGTCAGCACGGGATGATATGCAGCAGGCAAGGTGTTATCATAACCGATCAATACTGCATCGGTCACATCCTGGAACACACCTCCGCCCAGATTACGATTGAACTGTATTTCGCTGTAGGCTGGCCATTGACCAGCAGTGATCCAAGGTCGGCTGAATATCACCGCGTCGCTGAGCCCAGAGTTATCAAAGTCAAAGGCCAACACCCGAGTATCATGGCTACCGGCGAAGCCATAACCTGCCCATTTTGGCAACAAGAACCTCGGTGTAGGCAAGGTGCCGATCTGCGTGATGTACACACCATCTGCACCCATGTTCCAAGTGTACAAACGATTGTTACCAACTTGATTGCTGTTCATGTCAGTAAGGATCAATGTGCTGGTACCGTTGCCAAGAAAATCGGCCGCTGCCACATCAGCTCCTCCACCGGGATAATCACCACGGCCCCAATAGGTGGTAAAGTTTCGGCCGGGCCCGCCAAATGTGAAGCGCAGACCCATGGTCACTATGTCTGTGTATCCATCACCGTTGAGGTCAAACACAGCGCTACCGTGCCCAGGTACATCGTCTAACAGTATGTTTCTGCGCGTGAATCTGTGGCCTTCATTGAAGTACACTATGCCGGGCCCAAACACATTGGTATCAGTGTGTGGGGCCACATACATATCGATCTTGCCATCTCGATCAAAATCAGCGAAACGGACCGAAGGTTCGGTGCCGGTTATCTTGTTGTCATCACCTGCAAACCAGGATGCCGTGGCATTGATTAGGTTTCCGTTTTGCCAATCCCAGATCTGCATGTGATAATCATGGTAGGTGCCACCGTTAGGGGCCATCCTACCTGCCAGGATCAGGCTTTGGATGCCATTTCCTCGGAGGTCCTGTGATATCAATGCGCTGCTGTTGTAGACATAGGTATTGGCATCGGTAGGCAGCACAGAATCAATCCTGACAGGTGCGTGGAAGGGAACACTGGCACGAACGAAAGGACTCAAGGTAGTTGAACCACCCCCGCCACCCCCGCCACAGGCGGCGAGGGCCAGGCTTACAGAGATGGCCAAACCGGTTCTACGGAATTTCATGATCGCTCCTAGATCATTGAGATGTTACTAGTTTACGATATCTGGAATTTCTGGTCAACCAAGGCTATCGGGGCGCGAAATCCTGTTGCAGTTTGATATTGTCCATGAACTCTTTTTTAACCGCAGGATCCGCCAGGAACGCACCTCGCAACACTGTGGTCTGGGTGAGGCTAGAATGGGCCATGATGCCGCGATTTTCACAGCATCCATGTTGCGCCTGGATATACACACCCACATCTTCGCTGCCTGTGACCTTCATGATCTCTCGGGCGATATCGTTGCATAGTTCTTCCTGCAGGGTGCCACGCCGGCTGCACCACTGCGCGATGCGGGTGTATTTGCTCAATCCTATCAGCTTTTCTGCAGCGAGAATGCCAATATAAGCAACGCCAACAACGGGTTGGTGATGATGAGAACACATACTACGAATTTCACTACGAACCACAAGCATTCCCTCGTAGCGGTCCTCGCTGTGGTTAGGGAACGCTGTACAATCGGGTGGGGCATTATAACGCCCGGACATGATCTCGTTGAAGTACATCTTGGCCAGTCGGCGGGCTGTTCCTTTTGAGTTGGGATCGGTTTCTCTATCAATTAACAGCCGATCCAGTACCAATTCAAATGCTTCGGTGGCTTCATCGATCAAGACCTTCTTCATCTCTGGATACACATAGTCTGAGATGTTGTCGCCTGCCCAGAACCGCTTGCCTTGCTCTCGCATGTTCTGCCGGATGGCATCACTGAGGTAGGTACCTTTGTCGCTTTTTGGTTGGGCGTGTTCGTTGAATTTAGTGATCATGATTTCTCCGAGTTAATGCGGTGGATCGCCATTGTTAAAGATGATTGTAGATGATATTTAGACCGCTGTCAACACCTGGTTGACCAATAATCATGTAGAAATTTAAGATCTTTTTCTTGGATGTCGGATTTTAAATTTTCGGCAATTTTCGTTACCAAGTTATATACTTTTTTGTAATCTAATAGATCGTGCATTTTTATATCCGCAGGTGATAGGCTAAAATTGATCCTATCATCATTCTCGATTACCCAATTTAACCAACAATCGGAACTTTCAAATGGACCATGTTGCCATTTGTTGTCATACAAGATTGCATTATGATATTTTTGCTCAGGCATAGGCTTATCCATCATAGAACATCCTATGCCCGTGATATTATCCCAAAGATAAATTTTATCTAATAACCGTGATCTGTATTTTGGGTCTGATAGATCAGCGTCAAGTTTTACTGTCATAGACCCTATCCACCAGATTGGCATCGGATTCTTATTCAAAAAATCTAAAATTATTTTGCCCGAACGCCATGTTTTTTTAAAATAATCGCTGCCTTGTTGGTCACACAGATAATTAAATTGCTCCAAGGAAAGATGGTCGCCGCGAGGCATCGTGCGACTGAAAAAAGTCAAATTCCAATCGGTAATAGGTTCGTGCGCCAGCCACAGATCTTTTTTCTTTGGGGTCCAAAGAGTGGTGATATAATCTTGGAAGCAAATCTCTTTGTTTTCGACTCTATGATCCCAATGGGCTACTTTGTCAATGGTACTTAGAGCCATGCACAAGAATTTCCCACCGCTACCAGGACGGTATTGTACTACTAGCCATCTACCAGGATCCAAATAATCAAGGGACAATTTTAATAGCTCTACAATCAGGATAGTTGAATACTGAAAGAGGTTGGGGAATGATATGGCCGGATCGCAGCAGATCTATACCCATTACACAGTCTTCTGGTCGAAGATAGTAATGGTAGCCTACTTCAAAATTTTGTTGTTCTGGCCAGTTCTTGTATTGGAAAATGTCTCGTCCATCGTATCTCATGCGATTCGCTCTGGCCGCCAGGTCGGCATCGTCGGTGAGGATAGCTCCGCCTCGACCAATAGCCAAAGGTTTGCCCCGATTGAAGCTCAAACATTGCACCTCTCCTGGTTGAAACATGTCTGCCCTAAAGTATCTTGCACAGTCCCAGATGTCTGAGCCCTGGAGATGATATCTGCGCTCTTCGAACCACGATTTGTCGATAAGTTCGTATTTGATATCTATCTTGTGCATAAGCATGATCACGCTGAGATAGGTTTTGTTGGGGAAAACCAGTTTTTCCGGCTTGCGGATACGCAGCGCGATCTCGATAGCGTGTGTACAACAGTCGGTAACAATGGCGTGAGAAGCACCGGTATATTCTTGTAATAAGTGCTCAAATTCTTTTATAGCATCAAAAGGATCGGTGTAATCGTCCAATGATTTCATAGGTGTCCGGTGATCTGCATGGTATATCTGGGTTCAACACCGAAATTTCCAGCATAATGTGGCACGTCATTGTTCCAATAAATCCAGTCTCCAGCTTTCCAGGGCATCATAGGATGCCCATCGATTTCGAAGTAATGACCGCTTTTCCAATCCTCTAGAAAAACTATTGCTCTGTACATCTGCTCAGCACTGGCACCAAACATTTTACGATAAGAAATATAGCTGTCGGTATGTAAAGGCAATGCATCACAGGTACACATCTTGTAAAACGCGATGCCCACGTCCTCCCAAGGAAAAAGATGTAAAAATCTCTCCGCATATTTGGGCATGATTCTGGACATGTTATACAATCCTCCGTTGAGCCTCAGGTGCTGATATCCTTCGTTTATCCAACGCACAAGATCATGGGTGTTCTTTAATGGATAGTATTGATAATCGAGATCTTTGAAACTGTGATCCCACCATGGATCAACATGTCCTTTATGCCATATCATTCAGACAGATGATCCTTTTTTATTTCTCTCACTGCGTCCTTGTTGATGATGTCTGCGATGCTGTTTTTCACCTCGATCCTTTTTCGGTTCCAGTCTCTTATCACCAGCGCCCGGCGGCCGATTTCCTCTAAGGCCAACTCGCGTTCTCGGTCGCTTTTAAGCTCGCTTTCTAGGGCCCAGATATGTGTATGGATTTCTTCTAGTGCTTTGATGCCATTACCGATCTGATCTGCTGGCAACTGATCGATCTGTGTTTGGTAGAATTCTAGCTCAGCAGGATTGGATCCATTGGTTTTTTGCCATTTGACCCGGGCAATCGCATAACGATCAAGCAATTCGATGACAGGGAATGTTATGTTCATAGATATAGCTGTTCAATTTTCCTAGGATCATCCAAGATATCTTGGATCACATTATTGGTAACATTTGGACGGCAAGGAGCGCACAGATTCACATTGGTCTTGTTGTATATATCATGGTGCCGCGTGCTCAACCATAGATCTCTGAAATCACCTTGGTCCCATCGGCCAATAGAAAAATCATGATTGCCTTTGTTGTCACAGCACACATAAATCTGGCCTTCGGCACAAAACACAGGAAAATGATACATCTGATGGCATCGTTTGTATCGGCGTGGTTGGGTCTTGTTTTCGTTGATCCAGTATGATACTCCAGTCCGATCGCTGGCTGATTTAACCCAATTCACCAATTGTTCTGTGATAGGATGTGCTCTATCTTTGTATATCATAGGACGGAAATACAACATTCGGCCCTTTACTGCTGCGGCATAATTGAATAGATCGTTGATGGCTTCTTGATTGTCATTGTAAGGATTGATGAGACATTTCAAATCTACATTAACCCCGGCTTGAATCAGTTCTCGGGCATTTTCTTTGACTCGGTCAAACAAACTTCTACTGGTGAGGCTACGCCGTATTTTCTCATACAGTTCTTCGGTACCAGCATCAATGTCAATGCCCACCCAGGCCAGTTTACGCAATTTTTCCACAGGGACTGAATCTAACAATCGATCTAGTTTTGATCCATTGGTAGTAATTGATGTTAAAAATCCCAAATCGATGGTATGTTCAATCACATGCTCGTAACCCGGTAGTACCGTGGGTTCGCCACCACCTGGGTATGTGATTGTATGTGTAGTTCCATAACTGTCAGGACTGTGCGCACGCCATCCTGCGAGTTTGTCCAGAAGATCGATGTATTCTGTGTATTTTTTTTGCACAGGTGCTTCGGCTCGATGATCTGCTGAATTGCAATAATAACAATCTTGATTACAGATATTGGTAAGATCAATATCCACCTGTGCTGGCAACAAGATTTTATGATCTTGATTGCGCATCCAATGTACCAGTTCGGCAGCATGATACATGTTATAGAATGCCAGGTGGCAGCCGTAATTTTAATTTATCCACAACTTTTGCTATAAATTTTCCTGTGACAAAACTGTCTGAGTTATCCTGCCTTCTTTTGTTGGTGTCGCGATATATCTGCTGCCAGTTTAATAGAGATAATCGATTTAATTCTTTATGTATGTATTGGAGTCTAGTCCTATGATCAGAGATGGTGTCGTACTCATGGTCAATGATGTCATCAAACACATCTACTCCGAGATTACGCAGATGTGTAATAATACCAGGATTACCCCACACCATAAACAACTGTCCGGCCAAGATCGGCTGCCAAGTTTTTTCAGTCAAGAAGATCTTATCTTTGATCGTGGACTCTGACACCAGATGCAGATAACTGTCTCTAAATGCTGGATGATATACATCAAACAAGAGGTTGAAACCATCACAGATTTTGGACGGTAATGTTGGTAGTGTTTGTTGCCAATCACTGAGTTCTTCATCAGTCAATCCAAAATGTCCATCATAATCATGATGATCTTCCGTTACATTGTGCATGCTGATCAGAGATTTGGCAGCATAAGGTTGTTGCTGCCAACAAAGATAGTTTGCGATCCGGAAATCTCTGGCGATCAGATTGAGATTACTGAATAAGTAGGTTCTATCCGAGATTGAGATTCGATTAGGATCTACCAATCTCCATTGTTTGCGCCATGCAAAAAAAGAAAAATACAAGATACCAGGTCTTAAATCCTCATCCGAAGGGTCGTGGCACAAGCACACAAAACCCGTGTTGAAATGATCAGCCAATATGTCATGCACTCTTACGACCAATGGAAAATCTCTTTCGCTGCCCCAGTGTTCCGTGCTGCAATTTGCTACAACGAAATCATAGGCATCGGCCAATGATTTGATCTTGTCTGTATCGGGCATGGCCCAACCTCGATGATCAGTATAGAAAAAATCTTTGTAGGGTTCCCATGATTCAAAAACTCCGGCGATGGATGGATCAATTATCCTCATGATCGTTGATACCACTGCCAGGCGTGCTGGATGATTTCGTGCAGATTGTAGCGAGGTATCCATCCTGTGACAAGATTGAATCGTTCGCTGCTGGCTGTGAGTACAGCCGGATCACCTGCTCGCCTGATGCCGGTCGCACATTGTAGTTCGCGGCCGGTAACGGATTCGGCCGTGGTGATTATCTCGCGATTGGATGCACCTACTGATGTGCCAAGATTGTACACTCCACTGGGCACTACATCATAGATGGACATGTGATGTGCCAGCGCAATATCTTCCACATGCACATAGTCTCTCACGCAGGTGCCATCCGCGGTGGCATAGTCCGTCCCGTGCAGTGTGAACTCTGTATTATCTCGCAGACTTTCCAACACCCGAGCGATGATATGGCTAGCACCAGGTGCCTGGCCGTGCCTGCTTTGGTTGTCTGCGCCGCAGGCATTGAAATATCTGAAAGCCACATAATCCAATCCATAGGCTCGGTGGTAGGCAGCCAACATCTGCTCGATCATGAGCTTGCTTTCACCATAAGGGCTCACGGGCAAGGGCGGATCTGATTCTTGGCAAGGTGTGATCACTGGTTCACCGTACACAGCAGCCGAACTTGAAAAAATCACTCGGGTGCGAGGTGCAGTCTTGACCACATAGTCTAGAAGCATCTTGGTTTTGACGAAGTTGTTGCGATAATACAGCTCTGGATCTGTGACCGATGGTCCAACCAGGCTAGTACCAGCACAATGTATCACGGCTGCGGGTTTATGCTCGCGTATCAGTTCTAGGCTAGAACTGCTGCTGAAATCCTCTTGATAGAATCGATCCGGCACAGATCTTAGGTGTTTGGGCAGGGCCTTCATGTCCACTCCGATCACCGGAATGTTCAGATCTCGCAACACCAACATGGTCTCACCACCGATATAACCAGCGGCGCCCGTGACTATCACAGTTTGAGGTTTGGTCATTAGTATTTGGCTCCAGCCACATGATCTCGATAACGGGGTCCTTCTCGGCTCCATTCGCCTCCGCGTCCTGCGATGATGTCCACGATGCGATCGATGGTGCCATCGTTCCAGTCCGAGATCAAGCCCATGTTGTGGTGCGGCTGATCCAGCAGGTGTTCCAGTTTGACGAAGGCATCGCCTATTGACCAAGGAACATAGAGCCTGTCAGGGTCGTTGGCAAAGGTCTCTGGGAAACTACGATAAGCAGGGTATAGAACATTACAGCCCAGAGTATCTGCCTCCGAGACCGTGTTGGAAACCCAATCTTGGAGGGCGCAATTAAAGAGCACGCGAGTATCATTGAGCAGAAGATAGTAATCATTTTTCTTCAAGTCCTCATAGATCATCAATTGCCCGGCGGCTTGCATGGCTCGGGCACGGTCTAGATATCTGTGGTTGTTGCTACGCAACGGCGCTCCGGAGAACACAGCGAACTCGATGTCTCGGTGCCGACCTTGGAATCGATACCGTTCAATGAGATCCATGTAGAAGTTGGGCTGCTTTTCTTGGTCGAATCTGGCCGCGAAGGCCACGCGCCGTGTGCGATCACCGAACGGTCTGACCCAATCAGCACCACCGATGCGCTCCAGCACTTCCTCCTTGCCAAAGGCCAAGCCCGAGATATTGTAGATGGGAGCGGTCCAGCCCGCGATCCTCATGTGCGCCACCATTTCTTCGTTGGTGGCCAACACAGTCAAACCAGGGATTTGATTGACCATGCGCTCATATGTGCTCATCCACGACGCCATGCCCCAGACATGCACGAAATCATCAGGATCAATGGCCTGTGCAAGGCAGCGAACAAAGATCCTGGGACGGAGATTGGCAGGAATTTGATTGATGATATAAGGCAGGCTTTCAATACCAGGCTGGAACATGTCTTCGAAGTAGATCACATCTTCTGCTGTGACATCGCCGTTGCGCATCATCTGCACTAGGTTCATCATCTGGCTCATGGAGAAGTAGGAGCGCCCGTGTGCATCTAGCACCTGACCCACCGAGATCGACTGTGTGTCATCTATGGTGCTGCCGGGCACATATACCACATCAAGTCCCCGGCGATCAAACACACGCCGATTCCATTCAGTGAGCTGGAGCGTGTAGCGTGCTTCATACGACTCCAACCCCATATAGAAGAGTCGGCGCATCAGCGGCTCCTACGGCTGTCTATGGCCCACATGTCCTTGGCGAATTTGCCTTGTAAGTGTTTGTTGAACTGCTGATAGGCATAGCTCTTCCAATTGTATAGATCGCCTTCGTTGAATCGGTAACCAAAGTCCTGACAGAACCTGAGGAACTGCTCCAGATCCTCGAATACAGCAGTGACTCGGGGATTGTGCCGGATGGCTGGTTTGGCCATGTGTGTCTCCTTATACTGAGATGCGTTGAGGTTGATGGGTTTCGTAGTGGATCACACATCCATTCTCACCGTCTTCTGCGACTTCGATCCACACGGTGCGATCAGGATAGCGATCTGCTATCTGTATATATAGGTCGTCTGCGATCATCTCGCAACTTTGATAATCTAGTTGGATGACTGCTTTGTCGTAGAGGTTTTCTAACCACCGCTTAAATTGTATGAACTCGATGTCACGGTCAGAATGAAACACATCTATCCACACTCTGAAATGGAATATGTGCCTATGATGATGAGCTAAGAATGAAACATCATACTCATCACCTGTGGCCAGTGTAGGATCTGTGGCCGCTGCTGGATAACGATGTATGCCTTCGCGCCTGAATGTAACCCAGATCTTTCTATCTGCTGCTGCCACGATACGATCTGCTGTGTCTCTCTGTTCTTGGTTCATGATTGCCTCATTGATTCCATGGTTATGATCTTGCCCAGTTCAGTGTTGAAATCCTGCTCGTCCGTGATGATGTAGTTGCGGATATCAGAGCGATCGGTGCGTTTGTCATAGACTCGGAAACTCACCACTGATCCACCGATCATTTTCTTTATAGTGATGCGGAGACCGTCTTCCCAGGCCTCGTCCGGGGCCAGGATGCCCAGGCCAGTGGAGGGTTTGGCCTGGATCTGGTTTCTAAACTCATCTGGATTGTCTTTGTTTTCCCAGGCCCAGCACCACTTCTTGAAGAACCACTGATCAAACCATTTCATTGCCGCACCTTTTGATTGTGATAATCACATATGTCCACTAGCATACACCGATCGCACAAAGGATTGCGAGCCCGGCAGGTGTATTTTCCATGGCCGATCAACCATTCGTGCGCACCCCAGCGATATTGGTCCGGTGTATTCCTTTCCAGTATCTCCGCGGTCTTGTGTTCTGCCCGGGTGTTCGCGATACCCAGTCTGTTGGCGATGCGATGCACATGGGTGTCAACGGCTATGGCAGGCTCGTTGAACACGAAGCGCATCATGATGTCTGTGCTCTTGCGTCCCACACCTGCCAACTGCATCAACTGTTCGCGATCGTTAGGCACGATTCCGCCGTGTCTTGCCAATAACTGTTCGCTCATCAGCCGTAGGTTCTTCGCTTTGTTGTTGTACATGCCTGCGGGACGGATCAACTGTTTGAGTTCGTCTAGGTCTAGGGCCAAGATCTCTTCCGGTGTTTCTGCCCGGGCGAACAGATTGCGGCAGGCTTCTGCGGTCCTCTCATCTTTGGTCTGTGCGGACAGCGTGACACCGACCAGACTCTTGAATGCGTTGTCGTAGATCTTTTCTCTAGGAGGACGGTTTGGTTCGGGATCTCGGGCATGGAATCTTTCATACACCGTGACTATTTTATTCATCTCAACGGCATTCGGAATCGTAATACTGGCAGAACCAAAAATGCCATGCGAGATGTTGGTCCCTCACAGACCATAGGCCTGCTGTGATAAGTGCAGTGATGCCGCATATGATGGCGGCGGCTATCCATGCTTTCATGTGGCCCTCCAGTAGTCGTCACCATCGGGATACTGGCTGTCCAACACTCCTTCTCGGTCTACTTTGGCACCCACCGGCACAACTTCGTCCTCACTGTAGTCCGACCAGCCAGTGAATCGATCGCGCCCCATAAGATCTCTCAGTTCATGCACCCACACACCAGGATTGGTGGCGGCGAAATCTCGGTCGTCGATCTTCACGCAGGTATTGTAGTTCCAGAGTTTGATGTAAGGGATGGCGACCTTGATGATGGGTATGAACCGGTCTCGCTCGCACAGGCCACCATCGTTGAATTCCTCTACATATTCAAAAGGTATGTCCAGGCTGCACCAGAATCCGCGATCCAGATAAGTAGAGATCACTGATTCCCATGCGGTATAATCGGCAGAGGTCATGGGTCGATAACTGTCGTTGGCACCAAAGAAGATGTGCTCCACTGGCCTTGGTGTGTCCAGTTGCTGATCGATCTCTTCCTGCGTGTGATAGCCTATCACGAACAAGGTGTGCTTGAGGAAAGCCGGCGTGTGTTCTACTTCATGCCCGAAAAAGAATTCGGCATCGGCGTGTCCTGCTCTATTCATCTATCTTCTCCAGTTGATCAAGTTTGCTCTGGTCAAACTCTTCGTCCACTTCGATCTCTTCGTCTATATCAAAAAGGCTGTTGAATTGGCTGTGTGCGTTCACTGCCCGCTTTCCGGTAAATCCGCGTGTGCCCACTACCCTTTCCCATACTTTAGCATGATCGTCGATTATGGCCAATGATTTTGAGCGATCTCTGGCCGCGAACACCTGATTGATCACGCGACGCACATCAAAATTGGGATCATTAGGATGTACCATCATGTCTGGACAAATACCCAGATCGTATTGGCGATTGGCACGCTGTACCGCTTCGATATGCATCCATACATTGTGTCCCATCATGAGAGCATAACTGAAACTATCCCAAGAGGTCGTGCCTTCTTTTCCAATCTTGTTTTTGTCACCAGGTCGGTATATACACACATCTCGTATCTTCAACCGGGTAGAAATCGGGCTGTCCTCAAAGGTTGGATGTATACCATCCTGCGTCACAGCATCTCGGAATGATCGGTTGTCTGTGGCATACCGCTTGTCATCAGCGGTGGCAGCCATCTGGTATGACCACTTAGATCGATTCTCAGCGAGGATGCTGTGATATAACTGACCATTAGCGGTAGCCAGGAACGGCGAGGCACAGTCGAATGATATGGTGAATCGCGGATTGGCATACTGTCGCACAGCTCGCTGTATGTCTGTGAGCAGCACTGCCCATTCCAGCCGGCTCGTGCCCAGGAAGTGCATCCAATCATGCACGCCTGGCTCCAGCAATCCATCGTGTATGAGATGTACAAGGCGTCGCAGCACCAGGTGCACATCACACATGTTCTGGCCTCCCATGCCCCAGCCATTGAAATGCCGATCGGGATATTTTTTAGGATCCGAATATGCCTTCATGAGATCATACCAGTGATCCGCTTCGCCATGATTACCGCCCTGGAGCACATTGAGTATCCGGGTTTCGCCATAGCGATTCGCGATCCAAAACTCATTGTTGTACTGCGTGGCCTTGACAGCATCTTCGTAACTGAAGATTCCACAAGCCTGTGCTGCCACTGGGTCACGGAAGGTCCAGGTAGGTATGTCCATGGTCATGCCATAAGTGGCTATGTTCATCTGCCATTTGAGGACTTTTTCTCTTTGTGCTTCGGCTTTTTTGTCTGCGAAATCTGCCCAGCGTCCGGGCCACACACCCTTGGCGATCTGGAATCCGCCTGAGTCGGCCAGCATCACGGTATTAGGATCTCTGTTCCTGATCATGTCTTCTTTAGGATCCTGCTTGACAAGATCCAGATTGGCATGTCCCGCAGAATACAGGCTCCATCGATAAGGGAACAGTGCCTTCTGCGGATCCAACCAGTTCATCTGCTCCATGTCTGGTATGCCCGTGGGCATGCGGGTCTGTTCTATGTATTGGCTAAATCTCTGCCGCCCTATGTATGAGGCATAGAACGAACTGATCGCCGGAAGGAATATTGCATAGTCCTGCTGCTTGCTGGTGAGATCGTCCTGCTCGATCACTTGCTCTGCGCCGGCAGGATGTAGTTGTATTCCGCTATGCCAGAATTCACCGTGATTTGGGCAGCGCCATCATCTGATATCTTTACGATCTTGTCCCCTGTAAGATCCATGATGGCTATGACC